ACAACGGGTATCTCTCGGCTATCACTTGCCTCTCGGGTACGCTGGACTCGCTCCGGACATACCTAACGCCGTTTATCCTCACCTCGGACAGACAGAATATGTTATTGATCAAGCGGGCCATCTCGAAAGGTACCCCCTCGTTATCCCCTATCGTGAGCGTGTCCACCTGATACGGTACGGCGTAAAGCTCTATGATCTCTTGCCCCTGTGTCCTGAACTGCTCGTTGCTAACGTTAAGGGAATGCCCATCCGACTTGAACCCTCCCTCTATCCATAGCTTGAAAGTCCTTTGATTGTTTCCAACCTCAAATACCGCCCCGAACGAGGTGATATTATCCCTGTTGGTATAGGACACCTCCGTCAGCCCCTCCAATTCCCCGTTATCGCAAAACCGGAAGGGGAGACTGCTTATCTGCCCCTCACTCCCGATTATGGAAGCCCTATAAAGGCTATTCCCTCTTGGAACGATAAACTCCAGAAGCTTATTCGAGTCGTTGATCTCATAGGATGTGGGGGATATGACGAAGCTATCGTTGGCGCAAAGGTCGAACAACCTCATAGACAAAGTAGTGGAAGGGGATACTACGCATTGCACGGTTATATTCTCGGCATTAGAGAAGCGTTGTATATACTCACGCTCCATCTCGATGCCGTTATAGCCCACGTCAAAAAGCAACGGTGATATCTTGCTCACGTTTATCATACGCCTATAAACGCCAAAAGAGCCATACCCCGCAGGATACGACTCCCGCCGGGTATGGCTCTTAGGCTCTAATTTCTTTTTTTGTTATGTCCTACAAATATAGGGGATAAGGATCAATTGTCAAAACAAATTCATGTAATTTTAGACAATATCAGCGAATAGGATGCCGTTTGGTATTTCCCTATCTTCTCCGTTATCTCGCTAACCCATCCCTCGTACGATCTCCCTGCGTACGAGAACGACAATTTGCCCCTGTAATTACCCGGGAACGGGGATAACCCCGGGGTCTCCAAGGACACCTTATCGATCCTAATCCTCCGGTCGTTAACCGGCAGGGGTATAGGAAGGGTCTCCGATACGCCTCCTATCGATATCGAGGAGTTTCCGTCCGAGGCCGTGAAAGACAGGTAATCCGTGCATATCCCGAGCCTTTCCTTATTGACGAGAAGCATATTTCTCGGCGAGTAGGAGGCGTTAAAGATAGTGTCGGAGAACAATACTCCCGTAACGGCATATATAGCTCCCCCATTCTCTTCTCTTACCAGAACTAATCTATCCCCATCTTTCCTAGCGTGGACAATAAATATGTCATTGTCGGAATCCGTATCCTTCGATTCCTCGTCACGCTCGTTAGCGAGAAACTCCAATCCGTAGCAATCTGCCCTATACGGGCTTATCAATGACAATATGTTGTCCTTTATGTCCAATCCCGTGCTGAAACTGCTCTTGAAGTGAAACTCGTCACGCCCGTTTATCTCAGCATAGTCCTGCTTGTCGAATCCAATTTCAACCCCAGAGTATATCAACGACTCATCCACGGATAGCTCCATATTGCTCACGTGATCCAATTCTTTCGTCTCATTGACGAAGAAATCATTCATATGTCGGAAACGCACGCTATTATCCAGTATCTCGTAATCATACCCGAGCAACGCCTTGGCGAAATCACAGAACTTGGAGAAGGACGTATGAACCTTCGCATCCTTTATTCCTCTCACGCTCTCAGCGGCCATCATCCAAGGTATAGGCATGGAACCGGAGACGATATCGCCGGACAATGACACGCCCATCCTTGACAATAACGAGGATAATAGTTTTTTAGGGGAGAAAGCGTCTATTTCTACCGGCTTATTTCGACCTATATAAGATACGGATATCTCTTTTACATCCTTAATTGTCAAATGAATATCCGTACTATGACCTCCCGCAGAGTTGAAATAAACGGCAAATCTATCGTCCGGTTCTAATGATATGTCAAATGTCTTATCTATATTTATATATGTATCCGATAATGGTATGTAAGTCCTTTCTTCTCGTAAGATATCCCCTCCCTTGTTTAGTATAACAAAAAACAAGGCCAATACGATCTCCTCACTTGTCTTACCAGCTTTGATACTGAATGAAATTTTTATTTTTATAGGATGTGGCGTAATCCCTTTTATCATATAATTGTCGCCAGTAGCCTCATGGATACTCAATATTTGATCCGACACATCTATTATGTTCTTTACGGCAAAATTTGTATCTATATAAGTTATTGGCAATAGCGTGTATATGTCTTTTGTATTTATGATAACCTCATATACGTCATCTTGCGTTTGATCCACATTTGGATTTATGGACCATTTCGTATTGTTGTTAAGATAGATCCTGTCATAATACAATGTATCCTCCTTTAGCTCCGACACCGGGATATCGTATACCTGCGACTTGTTTGCGTTGATGATGGACGCTACGCTATCGTCAATGGCGTTTATGGATATCGTATACCCGTCGCTCTGGTACGTGGAGAAATCGAGCTTGCAACGAAACTTCTCGTTATACCCCCAGCTATCGTTCAACACGCCTATCACCAATATGGCCGAGGCTTTCGTATAATTGGATAGGTACTCGGCCTCAAGAAGGTCGTATGCCCCCTTCACGAACTCGAACTTGTTGGAGAAGGATCGAACGACACCGCCAATATCCTTCCTCTTAGCCGATATCTCCACGTCCTCCCAGTTCTTTAGGTGATCGGTCACGTCATACCTCTTCCCCCCTATCAATAATACAGCTTTTATCATACGCGTATAAATAATAAGAGCCGCCCGGGGGCAAACACGTCTCCGGTACGGCTCTTTGGCTCTGTCACAAAGATAATGACTATTAAGATAATATCAACTACTTGATCGTCTTATATTTCTCGATCACCCGCAAGAAATCCCTCACGCATGACACGGCCCTCATCTTGTCCATGATATACCCGTCCTCGTAATTACCCTCGCAACTCAAATTGATAAGCGTATCTATCATATCGTCCATATCCTTAGAGAACAGGCAAGTGGACATACTCTTTATCTCTCTCATCATTTCCGGGGTTATGGTCAAGTCACCAATAACCAACTCATGAGCGTGGTCAACCTTGATCTCGTTACCGTCGGCTTTCACGACGATGCTTTTAATCTCGTTCTCTTTCATATTCAATCAATCTTTTAATATTCCACAATTATTTTCAAGTCACAAAATGTTAAAGTCTTGGGTATACGTACTTAATCCGTACATCTAATCTATTTAGGTCACATTTTATACTTGGCATAGTCAAGGAAAGGAATCTTTCAAACAATCCTAGTAATCTTACCGTCACCGGGATCACCTCCCAGAAGATGGTTTATGTAAGCCAGCCCCTTCTGGGTTACGAGTACCTTCGTCACGACAAAGCCCGGATGATTCTCCCTCTCAATAAACTTCTCGGTCATCTCGAAATACCCGGCGTTGATGTACTTCTGTTTTGGCTCGTTCCGGTTGGAGAAGAACACGCCTATTTCTTTAAGCTTCTTGAAGAGGATGTTTCTTCCGAACCCTAATTTCAATATCTTCGCAGCCATACCGATATCAACCTTGTCCGAGGTCTCGAAAGCCTTGTCCGCGAAATCGGCCTTGGGCTGGAGCTTGCTGATAGTTCTATTTGCCTGTTCTATCTGCTCTTGCTGCTTGGCCGCCAACATCAACGCCTCCGAGAAAGATTGTGGAATCTGGAAACCTCCAGTCTTGATCTGCTCTTCCATACGGTTGAAAGCCTCAATATAATCTAACTTGAATTGAAGGGCCTTATCACCAGTAAAGCCCATGGTCAAAAGAGTAAATCCATCACGATTCATAACATACATTATATTACTTTTCCCACTACTATCAACGTAAGTAGTTGAAACAAAGTACTGAGCCGAAATATCGGCTGAGTCAATTATTCTTTTTATCGACTCTATCACATGCTTATGCTGTTTATTAAATTTCTCAGCGACCAATAAGCTGTTCGTGAAAATGCGATTATTATCGCCTTTAAATACTAATTCTTTCATGATCTTAATATATTTGTTATTGAAAATTCCATCAAACCCTCCGGCGATATTACCGGAGGGGCATCTACTTCCGATCCTCTCCCCATCGTTCGAGTTATCCCGCAAGCCTTACGCAAGTCATGTCGCTTATCACGCTCATGAACCGATCGTAGGTCTTTTTATTCCATTCCTTATGATCCGGCATCCAGTCATTGAATATCTCCATGTAGACCACCTCGTGAGACCTGTCCTGTACGGTGACGCATAAACCGCCCGTCTCCGGCATAACGCCTACATTTATATGTACCGGTTTCCTTCCGATCATACACTCCAACGCAATCCTTTGTACGTTCTTCAATACCTCTATCGTTTCCATATCCTTATATTATTAATGTATAGTTATCAATCACCCGAATAAACCCTGTTACCGTAAAGGCTAGCCATACTGACATGAGATAAGACAACATGCTTGCGATACTCGATGCGTCTAGCTTCTTCCTCTGCCAATCTCTTGGCTTTGGCCTCATTATTTTTTATCTCTATCTTGGCATTATCCCATGCTATAGAAGGGCACTTGCCAAAAGACCAAGAAAATTTTCGGTAAAGTCTGAATAATCTCCATGCGTCTTTCATGATCTCACTCTTGTTGTATTTCTGTGTTGCCATTGTACTGTTGTTTTATTTTGATGATGCAAATATAATACAATACTTTATATGCAACAATAATAAAATAAAGAATTACATTATGATTAACACTATTTAATAATGTTATTCTTTATACAATAGCTACAAATAAAAAGAATCGCATTATATTTGCGGTGTAATCATATAAAGTATTGGCTTATGGAAAATAGAATAAAAGATATTCTTTCAGAAAAAGGATTGACAGCTAAAGAATTATCATCTGTTATAGGTTTGTCAAGTGTAAGTTTGTATAATATCATCAATGGGAAACAGGAAGCATCAGCAAATACACTGAATGCGATCGCCATAGCCTTAAACGTCCCTTTTTGGCAATTGTTTGTTTCCCCCTCTGAAGTACAAAAAGAGACCGATGGAGGGTATAAATGTCCTAACTGCGGGCATCCATTGAAGATAAAGGTGGAATGACAATACTACTTACTTTGTCATCTAATATATACTGCAAGTCGCATAGGAGATATACTGCGTTGGCAAGGTAAGTACTACTTAAATTAAGAAATATGTTATCGAACATGTAATTTTCTCCTATACTATTTGCTTTTGTTAACACTATTATCTATCTTTGTCCCATCATTAATTAAACTAAATCAAGTCATGAATAAATTTATTTTACTTAACTTTCTTTTAATGCTATCTATGTCGGTATTTGCAGAAAAATTGGTAGGAGAATATTATTCTTCTTATTGGAATAAAAAATTTGATATAGAAGCCAGTGAAATAAAAAAAGAAAAATTCTCTATCTATATTCAAGTCCCAGCCAAAAATGACAATACAAAAGCAATGTTAGAATTTAGTAGCTCTGATATAGAAGACTTAAAAGGAACATTATTGGCCATAAAGGATAAATTTAATGAATGGTCTCAAATAGCTAAAGATAATAATGTTACAGACATGTCTAAAGATATGGATTTTAAATTGCCATCATCTACTATATGCTGGTATGGATCTAAATGGTTTTTCTCTTTTGGACACAGGCTACAGCCTAGATTTCTCGTATTAGATGACGGAAGACATATTATTACATTTCTAAAAAAAGCAACTTCTTCATCTAATAGATATATAGACGAAACCATTTATTGGGTGTTTGCTTCACCAGAAGAGATAGAGGACTTTATTTCGGTTCTCGATATAGAAAAAATAAAAGAGAAACTTGTGTCCGATGAAAAGAAATCTGAACTATTTAAATAAATTATTTATGAAGTACTTGTATATATTACTTGCAGCCTTTTTTTCTATACAATGTTTTGGCCAAAAAATTAAAAAAAGCGAAATTGATACATTTTCTGGTAAAGCAAATATAGAGACCTCCATAGTGCCAATAAAACAAAGGCTTACGGATGGAGCTGGTGTTTTTTTCAAATGCAGAAATAGTGGCGATATATTATTATCTATGTCGTTGTACAACCAAGGGAATGTTATAGGCAGCGATGATAAGATAATGATAAAAACTTCTGATGGAGAAGTTTATGAATTATTATCAATAGATTCCTATGTGTCAAGGACTAATATTGTTTCAGGTATGACTATTTCATCCATAGAACCTACATATGCGGGTGACTCTTACTTCTTTAAAGATAAACTTGTGACAGATATTAGAGTTTATTTTACAGATGGTTATGTTGATTTCGAAGTAAAAGAGAAAGCCGCTAAAAAGATTCAAAAAGCTTATAATTTGATTTTAGAAGAAATAAATAAATATACTAAATAGCCCCACCCTCAAATCCCCTCCACCCAAAAGGCTCTGGAGGGGATTTTTATGAGCTACCATTGTTAAATGATACTAATTTGAATATCATTTCGTCGTAAATATTTTGCGAATGATACTCAAACAAGTATCTTTGCATCGTATTAATCAAATAAACAAATGAAGTACAATGAACTGGAAAGATTGGTAAAGAAAGCCGGGTGTTACGATACCGGCGAACAGCAAGCGGGGCATCCCTTGTGGTACTCCCCGAAGACAGGGAAAACATTCCAGATGAGCAACCACGAGAAGCAAGAGGTTGCGACCGGCACATTAAAAGCGATCAGGAAGGCGGCGGGTATTTAACCCGCCATCTCTTATATTATTCATAAACAATAAAAAAAACTTCTGTGATGAGTGTAGGAAGGAAGGTAAAAGCTATCATCGAGAGGGCTAATGATGGTACTTATAGCGTCTATATGGACGCAGACGATATGGATTATATGGTGACAGGCACCGGACAAACCGCGGAAGAAGCTATCAAGGTCTTCCGTGGAGGATACGAGGATACAAAAAAATATTATGAGAAAGAGGGAAAAGCATTTGAAGAAGTCGATTTCGATTTCGTCTATGACATGGCCTCATTCTTGTCATATTTCTCTAAGGCGTTCTCTTTGGCTGGATTATCCCGTATAACAGGGATTAACAAAGGGCAATTGAGTCATTATATGACAGGCCACAGGACTCCGTCTCATAATACTGTAGAAAAAATTCAAAGATCGGTACAGGCATTCGCAAAAGATCTATCACAAGTTAACTTCATTTGATTAATACATTACTTGATAGATCTTGATAAGGGCGTGAGTAATCACGCCCTTTGTCGTTCCCCTTGCTGTCTCACGACATGAGGGAGGATTATGAAAACTAAACCAAATCATGTCTATATTTTGTTTGAGCAACCATAATAATCAAGCAACCCCTTTCTCTCTGATCATATTGGAGATAATATTGTAGATATACTCAATAAAACGATGCTTCTCCGCTATATCCAAATTAGACTCTCCATTTTTCTTCTTATAGCTACGAATAGATATATGATATAGATAGTACAATTGATCGTATATCTTGCGCCAAACATCTTGTTGTTTCACATTCTGGGCGGAAGAGTATCTATTAACCATCTGTCTGATCTTATCTCTTAAACTCATTTCCGGAATCTTTTCCGTTGAAACAGGAATAGCCAAAAGGAGTTTTCCATTTTCTTCTCGTTCTTGTTCTATCGCTTCTATTCGTTTTTCCACATTGGATATCCTGTTCTCATATTCCAAGTTGATGTTAGCTTGCATGGCAAACATCTGTGCGGATGAAAGAGGTTTGCTTTGCTCTTTCAACGCTTTCTCCATTTCTTCGAAAGCGTCATAAAAATCATTCTTAAACCTTAGAGCCTTAATCCCGTTATATCCCATAACAAGGATAGAGAATCCTTTTCTATTCATAATGTATACAGGATTGCTTTTCCCGGTAGAATCCTCATAAGTGCTTGATACAAAAGCTAAACGCATTTTTGCGTTCAGTTCTTCATCAGAGGATTTTAGTAAATTTTCGATTGAGCGAATTACATCCGCATGTCTTTTCCCAAACTTCTCCGCCACTAGCAAGCTATTAGTAACAACTTGCCCATTATTGCCTTTAAATACTAAACTATCCATATTATTAAGTTTTTAGCTATTAAAAATATTCTATATTGCTTGATTTACGCTCCATGTTTACGGATGGAAGGGAGAACCTCTCCGCATACCCAGTCTTGGAATGGTTCGGCTTGCGGCTTGTCGGATCGCATGATTACCTTGTAGAGGTTCTTTTCATTGACAAAATTCATTTGTTGTTCTCTACCAATCGAATCGGTGACCCCAATCCGAATGGGGGCATCCGTCAGTCTTGATTGTACAGCGTCTACACGCAATCCTAAAATTTTGCAAACATCCGCAAGGCAAAATAAAGGATTCTCACTTGTCCCGGCTACTCTCACTTCACCGAAACGATCGTTCTCAAAAATTTTAATTGCTTCCATATCTTAAAATTTTAATTGTTCAAAATATTTTCTCCCGCAATTTTAGCCATAAGATCAAAACGACTTTGTTATTTTGATTACTTCGGCACTTCTTAATGAAAAAGCCTCCCCGACACGAGCCACAACACATCGTATCAAGGAGGCTGTTAGCGACCGCTGTCGCCCAAAATCTTCCTAGCCTGTTGTGGTAGGCTGACCAGTAAAAACAAAAAGAGCCACACCCCATAGACGTGACTCTATCGGGTATGGCTCTAAGGCTCTACTGTCTTCTTATATGTCCAGCAAATATAACTAGAAAGAATAAGAAAAGCAAGTTTTACGCTCAATTCATCCTCGATCTCTTGTAATTCTCGAAATTGATGCTCTTGCTACCCTTGGATATGGTTTTAGATAGCTTGCCTATCTCTTTTTTTATCTCATTATTAGCCCTTATTATCCCTTCAGCGTCGAAATTATTGACGATCTGAACCGGCTCGCCTTTCTTGTTATGGGTAAGCCAATACGTGTTATCCACGAAGCGGCTAAGGAAAGCAGGATCATTGAGATCCGGAACGACCTCTGCTCCCGCTGGCAATGATAGCAGGGTGGGCTTATCCGGGGTGATGTACGCTTTATCTCCTACCAATACCGCCTCGCTACGGCCTCCATCGCCAACGATAGCCAAACCGCCGGGGTGATTGTCGGTACCATGGGCGTATTTGGGGATGGGTTGGGCTATGATCGTGGCGAGTTGCACGGCTCCGGTAGCCGCTATCATAGCTGCAAAGATAGCTCCAGCGATAGGTCCCGTTTCTTTGTAAGCTACCATTATCGCCCGTGCCGTGGCCGCAATAGTCTGAGCTATATCTATAGACTTCTGGAATTTGGCCTGTCTAGTCTGCAACTCAGCTTTTTTCTTCTCCAGTTCCTTGTTCTTGCGGCTGGTCTCTTCCTCCGCCGCACGCTTGCGGGCCTCGGCCTCCTCTGTCGTTATTATATCTTTCTCGGCAAGAGCGTCTATAGTCTCAACCTTAGCGTCATACTCCTCTTGATTGGCCTCTATTTCCGCATCTACATTATCTATTTGACGCTGGAATAATGAATTACCGATTGATATGATAGCAGAGATCGATTCTTGTATCAAGCGCTTTTTAGCCTGTTCTACTTTTTTTCGCTCCTCTTCCTCTCGTTTGGCATCCTCTATGATTTTATCGCTGGTCTCTTTAGATAACTGAACACGGAGGCGAGCGATCTCCTTCTCTTTCTCTAGCCTCTCATCGCCTTCAAACAAATAAAGATTTGATTCAAGTATACTTAATTGACTTTGTAATGACTCCATAGCATACTGATGCTCCAGATCCGATTTCTGTTTCTCATACTCTTTTTTCTTGATAATCCCTTGCTCATATTGTTTAGTCAAGGCATTAAGCTCTTCGTTTATCTCTATCTGTCTTTGAGAAAGGAGTATCTCGTTCTGAGACTGCTCCGTAGACATAAGACGTTTTCCGTAATCATTGTATAGAGTCTCTATTTGCTTTAGATACTTTTCCTCTATCAACGCCCTGTCTTGGCCTGTTTTGTCCGCCTCTCTTAATTCTTTATCCTTTTGTAGTTGCAATATATCCAAGCGAGCGTCAAGCTCTTGCAAACTTCCCTTTTCTGCAATCGCAAGACGATTTTGAGACTCCTCATTAGCCCTTTGCTCCGAGATCTTACGGTCGAATTCCGCCAACTTCTTGCTTCTCTCAGCCTCAATAGCCTCGATTTGCTCATTAACCCTTACGCCTTTCGTCTTTACGTCGTCGATACGCTTTTGGAAAGATTGCTCCAAGAGAAGACGGTCTTTCTTATACCCCTCATCCATCACATTAAGACGGGCCTCCTGAATATTCCGTTCGGCCTCCATCTCTAATTTCTCCCTACGCTTGGCCTCTCGTTCTATTTGCTCCTGCTGTCGTTTAAGTTTCTCCTCGTTAGAGGATTCTCTTATACCTGCGCTCTCTAATTCACTCCTTGCGGCTTCCATCTGCTTTTTGTTATAGTTGAAATAAGCGAATCCTGCCTCATCAAGAGCATCAGCTTGATCATTCAAAGATTTAACATCCACTTCTATAGCCTTCGCATTCTCCTCAGCAAGTTCTTTCACTGATTTTACGCCAAATCTAGTATCTTGCATAACAGCCGTAGCCGCATATTGCCCTTTTTCTCTTGCCTCATCTGCTTTTTTTTGTAGATTTTCGGCTTCAATCCTTTTTTGTAAAGCCTCAGCATATTTTTCTTGAGCTAATTTTTGCGCAGCCGTTGCTTGCGCTCTCAAAGCCATTGCTTTAACAAAAGCATCCGTATTATCTACTAGCAGATTCTCAGCGTCATTAACATCCGTAACCGACACATCTAATTTCTTAAACTCAGAGGCGTTATCAATGATAAACTGCTTCTGCTTATTGAGATCATCTCCTAAATTATTCCATTCCGCTTGTAAGTTGCGTAATGTTACAAGATTCTCCCCATATGATGATGTCGAGTTCTTTAAAGCCTTGGCATAATCCCCGGTGGATGAATTCAAGTCTCTCTGGGCTTCCGAAGCGGCCTTAGCCGAGCTAGAGGATGACAATAAGTTTTTACCCCACTCAAAGATATCCTCACCATATACGGTAAGTAGAGTTATACCAACCGACAACAAGGTATTCAAAGACAAAGTGGACTTAGCTATTTGCTTCCACACAGGAACACCTTTCAGTCCCTCCTCCCGTAAGGCGGCGTTCTCCTTCCTTATCCGAGATATTTGGTCTACCAATATAGGGATATTGTTAGAGATAGCGAGAAAGCCGGTCTGTAGAGATACCGAGAATGCGGGAAACTCACGGGTTAATTGATTGATTGCGTTTCCCATTCCATCCCATGTGGAGACATAATTACCCACGTTTCTCTGATGCTGTCCCAGACTTTTATCAACAGATTTTACCTGAGTGTCCAAAGCCGCTATATTCTTTTGCAACTCTACTCCTAACTTGCTGTTAGCGGCTTCCGTGGAAAGCATCCGATATGCCTTTCTCAGCCTCTCCAATTGCAACGATTGCTCTTGATAACTATCGTTGGCCGAGTTGATCATTTTTGTCTCATTCGTAAGAATGTTCAACAGCTCTCTCAAGGATTCTCGATGAAGCAATTCAGACCTTACCAGATCCTGCCTCTTTTGCACGGCATCTTTAGTTGAGATAGCCCCGCTTTTCTCCATTTTATTCAATTGGCTTTTCTCCTTGGATAGTTGGGCCAATATCGTCCTTTCTTGAGCGACCCTGCGTATATTCTCCTCCCTAGATCCCAATGTCTGGTCAATGAGTCCCTTCAATTCCTGACTTATGACAACCTCTTGTTGCTTGGCTTTCATGTTCTCCGAGATAGCGTTTGATTCCTTGGCTACGGAAGAGGATGATTGATCTAAACTATTTTGAACTTTCCCAGCCGCTTCCGCATATCTCTTGTTAACCTCTATCAGCTCATCAATCTTTCTCTTGTACTGGTCATTGGTCTTATTGAGAGTGTCAATCGTGCTTTTAAGCGCTGATACATTTTTCTTGTACTCCTCGATCTTGGCGTTCAACTCTGACAAGCTTGAGGGATTTATCGTCAACCCTTTCCCTATCTCTTTTACCAACCCGATATAGACATTCTGC